TCCGAAGGCGGCTTTACTCACGGCAAGGATTTACGAGTTTACTGTTTATTAGGAGATTAAGGAAGGAAATTATGAAAAGTTTCATCTTATTATTTATTTCATTTATCTTAATCGGCTGCGCTGGTTGGCAGTCGAACATGAGAGTTCTTACTACAGACACACCGCCTTTCGAAGTATGGGAGAAAATGCCAAAGGATGAATTTCTTTTAACAGAAGTAAACGACTGGTGGAATTATCATACTACGAAGGTAAGTTTAGAGGATAAAGAAAGTGGAAGAATTGACAAGAAACAATGGAATGCTTGTTTAAATACCTCACTAAACAAAGTAGCTACCTTTGAATATCTTGGGATAAAAGCAGAAGAGGTTCCTTGCAAAGCAAGGTCTAAATATTCCTGGTCTCATTCTGGCGTGGTTGTGTACTTAAATAATAAAAAGATATTTATGGATAATGGGGTTGTTGTTGCCACTCCGTGGAACTACGACGATGTAAAGAAGTGGTGCTATAATTTTATTTTACCGTAATGGGAGTATTTTTAAATGGAACGAACAAAAACTCCAGTAGTTAATGTTAAAAAACAGGCCATGCAGCAGCGTATGCAAATGCTTATCGGCTCTTTCCGCTCGGGCACAGTCTATGGCGATGCTGGGCGGATCAATAGTGACATTCCCTCAGGATGGCTATATTAAAATTTCTATTATAGATGATATTTAAGGAGTGGCCATGGGTGATAATATAAATGCATTAAGAAGCAGATTAAATGTCTTAAGTACACTAATCTCTCGCGCCAACTTAATGAGTCGGCTGGGCCAGCAATATGATGATAGTAGAAAGATATATGCGGCCTTAGGTTATAAAATACAATTAACCTACGAGGATTTTGCTTCTTATTATGAGCGCAATGAGATGGCAAAGGCTATTATTAACCGACCAGTTGAGACCACATGGAGGGGTGAATTTGGTATATTGGAGTCCGACGACGAAGATGTCACTCCCCTGGAAACAGCATGGGAGGAGCTGAATGATAGAATCTCTTTAAAGCAAGCTTTCGTTCGTTTGGACAAATTGTCATCCCTTGGTAATTATGGTGTGCTATTCCTAGGCCTTGATGATGCAAAGAATAGTCAAATGTTTTCCAAACCAGTTGATGTAGGTGGTGGTAGGAAGCTACTGTACATAAAGCCATATGGACAAGGGAATGCAAAAATATCTTCCTATGATACCAACACTGGTAGTCCTCGTTATGGATTGCCATTGACATATAGTTTAAACATAATTGATGCCAGTGGTACTACATCTTCCGCGGTACAAGCCCATTATGACAGAATTATTCATGTACCAGGAGAAACACTGGAATCTGAATACCTTGGTGTCCCAACATTACAGGTGGTGTTTAATCGTTTGATGGATTTAGAGAAGCTGGTTGGAGGTAGTGCCGAGATGTTTTGGCGTGGTGCCCGACCAGGATATCAAGGCAAAGTTGATCCGGAATTTATAATGACACCAGAGACAGAGGCTGGCTTGAAGGACCAGATAGATGAATATGAGCATAACCTAAGGAGGATTATTACAAGCTCGGGAGTTGATTTGCAATCTTTAGCTATGCAGGTGGCTGATCCAAAGTCCCATGTGGATATTCAAATACAGATGATTAGTGCTGTTACTGGTATCCCTAAGAGGATATTGACAGGTAGTGAGCTTGGTGAGTTGGCCTCAAGTGAAGACAAGACTAATTGGCTTTCCTTAATCGCTTCACGCAGGTCTGAATATGCCGAGTTACAGATAGTTCGTCCTTTTGTTGACAGGATGATCGAACATGGTGTATTCCCTCCTGCAAAAGAAAATTATTCGGTGCAATGGGAGGATTTATTTGCCCAGTCGGATAAGGAACAGGCAGAGGTTGGTCGGACACGATCTGAGTCACTAAGGAACTATGCTATGTCGCCAACTGCAGAGTCAATTGTACCACCTGATGCTTTTTATGAATTCTTTCTAGGCTTTGATGCAGATCAAATAGAGATGATCACCCAGTTAAAGGAGGAAATGATTGAAGAGGAACAGAATCGTGTATTAACACCAGAAGAGCAAGCCATAATTGACGCAGAGGCAAAGGCAAAGGCCAATCTTAATAATCCACTTCCTGCTGATGATCATGGTACTGATCCAAAGGTAGGCAAAGCAAATGAACCTAAGGGAGGGAATAAATGATCCCAGATGCGAAAATGGCAAAAAGGGTTGTAGGTAATAGCGATATCTCGATTAGACTATTAGAGATGTTTGGAATAAAGGATGCTGGCAAATTAAGAGAGGCAACCATTACTTTTGTCCCTGATGATATTGTATATATAAATACAACAAAAGCATTGGAGCTGGAAGATATAACCACAGTGGAGATGGAATTTAGAAAATTCAAATTGGTAGGGCTTAATGAGAACAGCATCGATGTTAAAAAAGAAGACTAAGCAATCTATATTACATGCCCATGCTTTAACAGCCTATAAAGCAGCACGGTATGATCCTACTCGTACCACTTCTTTGCGGAATGCTTTTGCTCGTGATTGTAGAAAGAGATTTGCCCATCTCTGTAGGGTCATCACTAAGTCTATTGTAGATGAAGATTGTTTTGCCATGGCTCCGGGTAGTGGTGGCTTTGCTGCTCATGTAGATATGGCAACTACAGGCCGGTTGGCTTTTGACTATCCTCGGTCGGCAGATAAGGTGAATGAGTTTATGAAGTGGTTACAGAAACAAATTGATGCTGGCATTATGGAAGTTACCACAGCTCGACAGATAGGAAGGGCAGTGGAAGATGTATGGGCAAATAAATATGTTACCACAGCATACCAAAAGGGAATTATTCGGGCAAGGCAAGAAATGCTGGGGAAGGGATACGATGTTCCTAAAATAGGTGATGCATCAGCACTTTTCACAGCTTTTAACCAGCCTTTTCACCTGGATCGAGTGGGCTTGGTATATAGCAGGGTCTATTCTGAGTTAAGAGGTATTACAGCACTAATGGACACACAAATCTCACGTGTGCTGGCACAAGGAATGGCTGATGGGGACAACCCAAGAGTATTGGCTAAGCTCTTAACCAAAACCATCACTGGTCCTGTGGGTGATTTAAGCTTAACAGATACATTAGGAAGGTTTATACCAGCAGAGAGAAGAGCAGAAACCTTAGCAAGGACAGAAATCATTAAAGCCCATCATGAAGCCACCATTCAAGAATATAGAAATTATGGAGTGGAAGGGGTTAGTGTAGAGGTGGAGTGGTTTACTGCTGGTGATGATCGAGTATGTGATGAATGCAGCTCTATGGAAGGGCAAACTTTTAGTCTGGACGAGATAGAAGGGATGATCCCAGTTCACCCAAATTGTCGATGTTGTGCGATAGCAATTCCAGCGTAGAGGAGGTGATATAAAGATGACAAAGAAAATTGTAAAAGAAGAGGAGTATAATTCCTATAAGACCATACAGGATAATGCTTACCAAATTAGAACAGAGGTCCACCAAGGAAGAAAACATTTGGTGGTGCCTGTTATTATGATGGTTGAGGGTGTTCATAGTGGTAGTCGTGGCCCATTACTCCATCTATCCGATGAGTTGGGGAAAGTACCACCCTCATGGAATGGAATACCTATCACTGTAAAGCACCCGGAAGAGAATGGTGGTTTGGTATCGGCAAATCAACCCCATATTGTCGATAGTGCCGTGGTTGGTAGGGTGTACCATGCTACTTTTGAGAATGGGAAGTTAAAAGCAGAGGCCTGGCTGGATGAAGACAGATTAAGGCAATACTCGCCTATTGCCCTGGCTTATATTCATCAGCAAAAACCTTTGGATGTTAGTGTTGGGGTATTTACCGACGATGAAATGTCTATGGGGTCGTGGAATGGCGAGACCTATGAAGGGATTGCCCGGAATCATAGGCCAGACCATTTGGCGTTATTGCCCGGTAGCACTGGTGCTTGTAGTTGGGCAGATGGTTGTGGAATAAGAGCTAATCAAAGCATTGATATTAACATAGAACAGAAGGGAGGTGAAGATGACTTGGTAAATTTAAAAGAGGCAATTACATTGATTGTGCAAAATGGTGGTTGTGTCTCCAAGCTCTTATCAAATGGAGACATAGGATTGAAGGACAAACTTAATGCCATTCAGGAAAAGTTGAACAGCATGGACACTCTTCAAAAGGTGTATTACCTGCAAGAGGCCTATGATGGTTATGTCATTTATGAAGTTTGTCCGAGAGGAGGAGTGGATTCCTCGGTACAGTTCTCTGATAGTGAACTGTATAAGCAAAACTACTCTGTCAATGGTGATGGAGTTATCACCTTTAATGGTGATGCTGTTCAAGTAACAAAGAAAGTGGAGTATGTGGTAATGAATCAACCGGCAACATTAAACAATATAGCAGGAGGTGTCACAATGGCAGTAGAACAGAAAAAGACCCCTTGCTGTCCCGAGAAAGTAACGGCACTCATCCAAGGAAATGATGCCGCCTTCAAAGAGACGGACAAGGAATGGTTAAACCTTTTGGACTGTGATCAGCTTGATGGTTTGATCACTATGGCGGAGGCGGCAAAGAAAGATAAACCGGTGCTTGCGTCAATGACTAAAGAAGAAGCAAAGCTCGTTCTTCAAGAACAGTTATCTGATCCGGAGAAAGTTATGGGATTGCTTCCTGCCGG